TTCCTAACCGAAAAATTAATACTGCCCCAGTAAACTTTTTATCTTATTCTTTTAACGTCCCTATGGAAGCTGAATATCCTGAAAATAACAGCTTCCCGGTGGTTTTTTATTGTGATAAATATTATATTATTAGAGATATTTTTGAAAGATGGAGCGATTCTCTTTATAATGAACACACTATTGCTAGTACAACAGACTTTGCTAGCTGTAATTTGCAATTACTTTTATTAGATAATTCTGATGCGAATGCAACAATAACAAATATGAGTGTTATTAAAAAGATAACACTTTTCGGTTGTTTTCCTAACAATATTGGTAACATATCATACGATACTTCAAGTAACGGTAACGTAGTAAATGTAAATGCAAATCTTACATTTCAATATATGACTACAGAAACCGGTCCTTTTAACAGTAACTAACATGGCATATAACGAAGATTACGGTATACAAAAATTTTATCTGTTAATGCAACAGGCAGGTCTCGCGCGGGACATGCAAATGCGGGTTACTGAATTTGTAGTAAACGGAATAGATAATTTAAACCCGGATGATTTAATATTTGTTAAAACTGGAGCTGTTCCAAGCAAAACAATATCTGTACAAAACGTTAGCTTTATGGGTACTCAGTTACAAATACCAGGTGGGGTAACGTACCCTAATCCTTGGGCTATAACCTTTTACTGCACACAGAACTATAATATTAGAAAGCTATTAGAAGCTTCGATGAATGATACGTATAACACTTCTACTAGTACTGGTGATATAGAACCTAGAGATTTAAGTACATATAGAATACAACTCTCTCTTTTAAATGATAGTATGGTACCATTAAGAACTTATACTTTATTTGGTGCTTTTGTACAAACAATTGACCCTATTGATTATGATGCAACTGGTAACGGCCAAATTAAACAATTAGGCGCGCAGATAGCATATCAATATTGGGAATCTGCAGATACTGAAGAAGGCGGCTTGACACCGCTACCAGCACCAGTGAAAAGAGACGTACCCAATAAACCTGTGAACCTACAAACTATACTAGGATTATAATATGCAAACTTTAGGTGATAATACAACAGCTGTACAAAACAATGTAGGGGCTTCTCCATCGTTAATAAAATCATTTTTAGATTTTATTTCGAATCCGGAAACATCAATACCGCTTAATTCGAATTTTCTCATGCAATTCGATATACCGGCTGTAGTGCAAAACGCTGGCGCTAATAATTTAGGCTATGAGGTTTTTGAACCTAACAGTAACGATTGGCTAACTTTACAAGAAAAAAGATCTTCTTTAATTAAACAGCATAATTCTAATACAAAGACTTTAGGTGCAGGAATGAGTTTTTTTGGCAACGGTATTGTGTTACCGCAAGAATCTTTAGGGGTTGAGCGTGGTTCTACTATTTTAAACGGAGGTATCCTAGGGGGGCTATACTCTTCTAACCGAACACAACAACAAAATATAAAAACTACTTTCTTAGAAACAGAAACATCATTTATTGATTTAATTTTAAGACCTTGGGTAATAATGACATCTCATTTAGGTTTAATCGCTCGTGGTAGTAGTGCAACGGTTAAAACCAACCTAACTATTTTTATATATTCTAAATACCCAAAAAATAAAAACCAAACTATACCTACAAATGACGTGCCTGCAGTAAGTGTTCGTAAAGTATATAAGTTTTACGGGTGTGCTCCTGTTGGTATTTCTGATGCTGGGTATGGTAAGCACGATTGGGGCAAGAATAGCGGGTTACCAGTTGCAGCAGTTGATTGGGCGTATAATTATTATACTATTTCATTACCAGAGTACAGTACTGGTGTGTTGTAAATTAGTATATTTTAATGAGATTTGCACAAAAAATAAAACTACTCAACGGTAAAGACGTTTGGGTAAAAGAAATTACATTGGGACAATATAAAACCCTAGTGAAGTCTATATATAGTGAAGATGATGAGTCGTTCATTTACCATAGTAATGTAATTATACAGGAAAATTTAAACAGCGATAATTATTCTGAAATTTCAGTTATAGACAAAGTATTAATTTTACTGCAACTTAAAGCTATAAGCGTAGAGCCGGATTTAAAATTAAAAATTAAATGCGAAGAGACTAAAAGAGAATTTGAGCATGTTGCTCCTATAGATAGTTTAATTAAAGGGTTAGTATTGACCGATTGCTCTAAAAAAGTCTATATTGATGATTTTATTATAGATACTTCGTTAATTAAAGCAAAAGATGAACATGTTTTTCTTGAAAAAACTCTATCTAGTACAGATATAGAAAAACTTTTCTTTTATACGGTCGTCTCCTCAATAGATAAAGTTACATATAAAAACAAAACGATTGATTTTACTAACATTGCTTGGGATGAAAGAGTACAAATAATAAGCCGTTTACCGTCAAAACTTAGCGCTAGTATAATTGACAATATAAAAGAAGTTGAAAAGACTATTTCTCAAAATAAACTTTTATCAGTACTCTCACCTTACACTAATAAAATTGCATTAGAACTACCTCTCACAACCAATATTGCCTCTTTAATACGGTTTATAAAATTGGTATACACTGAAAATCTTACTAATTTATATACTATATCATACAATTTAATTAACCGGGCTGGGTTTTCCGGAGACTACCTTGACAGTATTACTCCAGTTGAATCTCAAGTATACTGGATTTATTGCCAAAAACAGATGCAAAAAGAATCTGAACAGGAAAATTCAAATGAAAAAGGTATTAATCTACCTCGAAGCAGAAGTGAATTTACTTGAAAAATAAAATATAAAAGTAAGTAGTTAAATACTATGTCGACCGATAATAATTTTTCTGCTGTATTAGAAGCATTTGAAAATGAAAATGCTTATTCTCTTTTTGTACCATCTCTCAAGAGAGAGGTAAAATTTAAACCTCTTAATATTGGGCACCAGAAAAAATTAATTAAGGCTACTATTGATAACCCGGTTTTTCAAACAAGATTTATTATTGCAATATACGATATATTGGTTGAAAACTGCTGTGAAGATTTTAAAAAATTAAATCTTAATATAATTGATTTTAATTCTATTCTTTTACAATACCGTAAAAATGTGCATGGTGATGAAATTACTATTACAAATGAAGGTAAAGAATATAAAGGAACAGTATCTGAAAGTATTGAAAAAATTAACGCTCTTGAGCCTATTATCGAACAAGATATAGTTGAAGGTAATATTTGTATTGTAATTAAAACCCCGAGCTTATATGATCAATACCGAATCGAGAAAGAACTTAGAGATGGTAAGTTAAATGATGAACAGATAATTAACGGAGCTACTAACGTGAGTAGCTCTATAGGAGACGCATTTATAGGAGAAGTTTCAAAATATATTAAAGATTTAGTGTTGCTTAAGGAAGAGAGAGTATCTGCTGGGTATAGTGGTTTAGCATTTACAAATAAACATAAATTAATTGAACAATTACCATCCACGTTAATTAAGAAAGCTCTTCCTATTATTAGCGCATTTACTGCAAAATTAAATGAAGCTCTAACTATTACTGGTTCTACAGTAGAGAATGAATCTAAACAGGTAGCTATTACAGTAGATGCAGGGCTTTTCCCGGTAGAGTAAATAGCCTATATTACTAGGTTGCAGACCTAAGTATTTTATATGGCTGAAGCTATTTCTGCAGAATTTATTACAAGTTTGAACAATCTTGCTCAAACTAATGCTTCTGTATTGAAAGAAATCTCTTCTTTAACTAAAAGCTTAAATAAAATATTAGTTGGACCTAAAGCAACTGCTATTAAATCAAATACTGTTTCTCCAGAAAAATCAGCTACAGATATAGCGTTAGAACAAAAAGAAGCTAATCCGGTTATTATAAATGATATATCTTCAGAAGCATACAAAAAGCTCGAGTCTTTATTTGAAAAAATAACCGGTAAAGAAACTAAACTAGAAGCAACTAAAACAACCGGAGGAGGGACTGGTGGGGGTGGGTTACTCAGCGGATTAATAGGCAAATCTGGATTTGGTAAAGCATTATCTGCTGGTCTTTTACCTGCCTTAGCAGGTTTGGGGGGCAGTTTAGCATTAGCTGTAGGTAGCTGGTTTAATGAAGGACCTTTTAAAGGTACTATGAAATTAGTCGGAGAGATAGGCACTAAAGTATTTTTGCCTAAGGTTACTAAAATAATAACCCAATTCTTTCCAAAGCTTTTTGAGACCTTTACGAAAAGTATACAAGGTATAGGTAAAAGTGCAGGCGGACTTATAACCAAGCTTCTTCCTACTACCGGGGTATTAGGTAAACTTGCTACTAAATTTTTAGGGTTTTTTACTCCGCTTTTAAAAAGACTACCTGTTATAGGTACTATTATTAATATTGGTTCCGCTGTTAGCCGTTTCATGAAAGGGGATATTATTGGAGGCTTAATAGATTTAGGTTCGGCAGTTGCGGTATTGATACCTGGTGTAGGTACAGCTATTTCTTTAGCTCTAGGTCTTTTAAATGCCGGTAGAGATCTTACCGGAGAATCAAAAAAAAGCACTGGTG